ACTTGTAAAGTTTCAGATGCACCTTTAGAATTTTGTCCTGTAACGTATGTAAAGTTTGACATCATTCTGATGAACTGCAGAATATATCTTCTTATTTGTGCGTCATAAAAATGTTGCATTAATTGTCAGCCTGCGGTTTTAACAACTTGCTTAAAGCAACACGTTCTGGAACATTAGTAGATCCGTCTGTGGCACTAACAGTTGTATTAGTGTTATTAATAAATCCAGTTTTGTTTGTGTTACGTGTATCAGTGTTGGACATAGTAACTCTTACATTGTCTTCTATTTTCACAAATCTTCTCCCATCATATCTAAAAAGTCTGTTTGGTGTGTAGTCAGTACGTAAAAAGAACATGCCTTCAATAGGTGCATTCGGAAATGATGTACCAAACGAATAAGTTTCTCCGTTAGCAGGAATGGCATCTCCTGTAAGATATCCTTCAATATACCCATTTGCTTCTGGAGACGCATACACTTTGTCTATGTTGATATGACCGGTATCAACTTTCATTTCTTCATCCACTGTCACAAGAGCAACCTTGCCATCTTCATCAGTTGGCATAACGTGTAATTGTTTTGTGTTGTATCCTGACTGAGGTGCATCTGATTCTGCTTGAGCCACCACAGCATCATTTATTTCTATGTCTTTATCCCTAGTTTTTTGAGCAGTGTTTTCGTCTTTGTCACCCAGTATATCCCTAAATTCTTGTGCATCGGTGATGCCTTTACATCTTACTCTGTACAGATGTGGCCACCATGTTTTAGAGAATCCTTCTGCAGAACGTGCCACATCTTCAACCACATAATATCTTTTCAATGCTTCTGTATCATTTTCATCCAGTGAATGTTCATCTTTTAGGTGTGGTAGTTCAATTACATCACCAGACATAATTTTTCTACCCAGTGCCTCTACAATATCTTTGATATGAAAAGTCATGAACAACTGATCATTCTGTAAGAACATGCCAAACTGAGACAGATCAAAATCTATATCTTGCACATTATAAATCACACGACTGTGATACACATCTGGTTCGTACTTGCGATCTCTGTTTTCAAGGAACAATAGATCTTGTATAGCAAGTTCGTTTAGTGAATCGCCTGAACGTTGAGGCTGTGATGCATCATCAGTGCCTCCTTGATCAACAGGACCAAGATACTTGTGGATATATGCATCTGTGCCACCTATTTGAAACATTTCAGCAATATTGCGATCTTGGAAGGCGAAATCATTACCTTTTTCAGGTTTATATAAAGACAGTCTCGGCATTGTACATATTTACCGTTCAATAAATACACACATGCCAGACACAGGATTATCCGCAACTACAGACGCACAAGTTAATGCGGCAAAACAAGAAATCTTCGAATATGTGAAAACACGCTTGGGTGATGGTATGATCGAGGTCGAATTAGACCCGAAACATTTGCAAATGGCATTTACATCTGCTGTGGACAAATTTAGACAGCGTTCTTCAAATTCAGTTGAAGAATCATACGGTTTTTTAGAACTGCAAGAGAATCAAAGCGTTTACGTGATGCCTGCAGAAGTGATAAATGTCACCAAAATATACAGGAGAACTGTGGGCGGTGCTTCTTCATCAGAGGGCGGCACAACATTTGATCCATTTGAATTGGCATATACTAACATGTATCTGTTACAAACTGGTCGTATTGGCGGACTTGCAACTTATGACATGTTTGCAGGTTACCAAGAATTAGTTGCAAGAATGTTTGGAGGCTTTATTAATTTCAAATACGATATGCCAACTAGACGTCTTAACATATTTAGAAGACAGCGTTCTCGAGAAACTGTGTTGATAGAACAATACAACTATCGTCCAGACTTTATATTATTAAGTGACATATATGCAAAACCATGGGTAAGAGAATACACTTTAGCAGTAGCAAAAGTCACACTAGGTGAAGCCAGATCCAAATTCCAACAGATTGCAGGGCCACAAGGAGGCGGTGGTCTAAACGGTGATGCTCTTAAGACTGAAGGCATCAACGAAATGGCCAGTTTAGAGCAAGAAATAGGCAACTACGCCGAAGGTGGCACACCACTTTCATTCAGAATTGGCTAAGAAAAACGTATACTTTACAGGTTGGAATGGAGCAGGATTCGAAGCCCTTGCGGCTGCAATTGACGGCATAGCAAATAATGAATGGCTTGATATTTGGAACAATGGTAGAGTACATATTCCTAGAAAAAGCAGTCCGTTGGCGCAACCTGACTACGATGGATCATATAGATATACAATTGATGATATGGGTCTGGTACCAGGTGGTTGTTCAGGAACATGGTGGCAACTGTATCACCCAAAGGCAGAAGCCCCCCCAAACAAAGTAATACTGTTGGTCAACCCAGACATGGATACATTTGTTAAAAAATTGATTATAAAAATGCCTCAAGCATGTTACACTGGACATAAATTAACAGATAAAAAAATTGTCAAATGTGTTGAAAAAAAATGGAGAATTGACCCAACCGTACCAATTGGAATATCTGATAATCCATCAGTGCCAAATGATATAGATGCATGTATGAGTGATTTAAAAACTATCTATTACTATATACGAGAAAGAATGGCAGATACAATCCATGCATGGTATGATGGAATGCATGATAGACTAAAGCGTGAAAACATTCCTTATATCCAAATTAACAGCAACATGGTTAACAGTGAAGAAATTGTTAATGCTATAAAGCAATGTCAGGAGTATATGGGATGGAGTCATCCAATCACTAAAGAAGCCATGGCGTGGATTAACGAATATGCCACAAAAAATTACGAAACTTTAAAACTAACAACTGATTGGGATTATCAAAAAACAAAATAGACTAGAAGTAATCTTGTCTACTAACTTTCTTTTAGTGTCTAAACTTACACAGTGGAAGTTAATTAAGCAGGTGTGTAGTATTCATAATATTTTTTAATCCGTGCAACATCTTCTGCTGTCTGCATTGCTATAAGTTCGTTTGCAAAAATTAATATTACGTTTAATTCTAGTGCTTTTTCTAATATAAATTTTCTTCTTTCCAACGAATCGGGAAGACTGTAGATACTGTTCATCACTATACCTGTAGGTTTCTGCTCGATGTAGTGTTCTAATATAGGCATCCAATCGAGGCCCTCGTTTTCAAATTGGTAGCCGACTGTACGTATTCCTATTTCAGCACAATATTCATCTATGATACTTCTCTGAAAACGTTGTGGAATCTTGACATCAAATTTGGTGTTGTTTCCAACATACCCCACATACCTACCATCCTTTGGTACATTCTGAACTTCCCCATAGTCACCGGGCAACTTAAAAAATCCTCCTGGCAATCGATTGCCATGCGGTTCTCCCTTAGGAAGTAAATGCCAATCTATTGCTAATCTACATTTTCCAGTGGTGTTGTTAACATTTCCGTGTATGTGTTCTTGATGGAATAAGTGGGCTTGACCAGGATTCAACTTGACCGGGTAAGCATACTCAAGACATCTTTCTTCAAACTGTTCTAATGAATATTTTTTATCTATTGTCTCATGAGTGATTGTCTTGCTCTCGTTATGATCTATCACATACATCGAATTAGAATCATGAGCAGGAGTAATCGGCATCCATATCGTCCGCATTCCAGTTCCGTTACTATACCATTTTCCTTGATGGAATGGAAGCCTACGCTTTAAAGCAACCTGATTTGGTACAACCAAGTTCAATGTGGGTTGCCTTTTTATCAAGTAGTCCGTGGTACCAAGTAGTTTAAAACTGTACTCTTCTGCAAAGTCTTCAAATCTTTTTTGATAGACAACATCTTTGAAAGAGTTCTGGACAAATTCCTGTATTTCCCAAGCCTCTTCTGGAGTGATCAATTCGTTTATCGTTGTCATGTCTTTTACACGAGGGTTGATCTGTTGAATTGTTTCTAGAATCCATTCATGCCATGGATATTTCTTAAGATCATAATCTAAGGTTTTGTTTTGCCAATTTTCTAGCATGTATCATCAATTATAATAAATTAATCAGATGAAGTCAACCGGTAGACTTTTGATCTAAAATATTTTATAATAAGTCATGCTGATAGGATTATGCGGTTTGATAGGGTCAGGTAAAGGCACTGTTGCTGATATACTGGTTGAAAAACACAACTTCCAAAAAATTAGTTTTGCAGACAAACTGAAAGATGGTGTGGCTTCTGTATTTGATTGGCCGCGAGACTTGCTGGAAGGCAACACTGCAGAAGGTCGCAATTGGAGAGAACAACCAGATACATTTTGGACTGGTGAACTAAAACAAGAGATTACACCAAGATATGTTTTACAAGTGTTTGGCACAGAATGTATGCGACACGGATTTTTTGATGGTATCTGGGTGAGCCTAGTTAAACAAAAAATTATAGACAATCCCACACAGCATTGGGTGATTCCAGATGTGCGTTTTCCTAACGAAGTCAAAATGATTAAAACACTCAAAGGACAGATGATGCTGGTCAAAAGAGGACAAGATCCTCAATGGTTTACTGATTACAAGGACAGGAATATTGAACCTACTGACA